ATATAGGCTAATTTAATGTCATGGAAGAGATACATCATAATGCTCCAATTCTCGATGGAATTTCTTTTTGATAACTCCAATATCTTCCTGTGTGAATTTTCGTTTCTTTTTGGGGCTGGCGAACCCTGTATTGAGGTGCGTGGGCAGGACGCCATATTTAGGAAACACAATTTGATCTAGATCCTCTGTTCGGTAAATCGTATCGATCATGACTTCGCCATCGGAATCGGTAATCCAGAAATAGGGGGTCTTTGGGACATAGCGAATGAATTCGCCAAAACTCATTTTCCCTTTCTTTCCTTCAGTTTTGATGCCATAGTGTTTTTCACCCTGGGGCTTATTATATATGCTGTTGAGCCAATCATATGGGTTACGAATGAAGGCAACCTTCTCGTAAGTTTCCCAGATATCGGGCGACAGAATTTTTCGGATTTGGATAGCCGTGAAATGTGAACCGGCCTTGATGTCATTCATTTTCCAGATGTCATCATAGACAGGTGGGTCATCAACAGGCTTGAACTTGTATTTGGTATTCAGTTGGTGGAAGAAAGAGGAAGTGCCCGTGCCCGGTACCTTGATGAAGAGGAGATTTATTTCGGGCCAAATATGGATCATGGCTTTTCCAAGAAAAAAGGGTAGATTTTTTTTCTACCCTATTTAGATTAGTTTTGTTTTTCGCCTTATTGTTATAGTGCGCAAAATGCGCAGGCAATTATATTTATACATCACATCATCTTATTAGTTTACCACGAAGATAGACATCAACATCATCATCCGCCGGGTCGCGAAGAATTTCGACTTCGGGTTCAACCTCAATATCCGGCTCGTATTTCTCATCGAGATATTGAGTCATTGGTTGGCGCTCATAATAGCGGTCATCATATCTATCGCTGGGGAATACAACATCCCCATCGCTTTTGAAATTGTCGATATCTGCATGAGCTGGCAGAATTAATAGCATACTAAACACTATGGCTAGTGCTAGTTTTTGCATTTGGTTTTCCTTTTGTGTTGAGACAAAAAAGAGGAGCTGTAAACAACCCCTCCTTTTATATTGTAGAGTAATAAGATATTCAGTATACTTACATCAAGTTCTTGACCAATACGCGCCTGTAATAGACATTAGAGTCTTTTGCCAGTACGCCTGGATTGGTATCATCAATACCTTTTGCAAATGGATTCGCCACCATTCCATAACGTGTCTTGAAGCCAATCTTGGGCTGGAAGCTATCGTGATCGACCGCCCGTACCATCTGTAGTGGGACGTATGGACAGTAGAAAAGGCCGGAGTCCATCGAACTTGAACCCTTGTAGCCAACTGTAGCGTAATTCAGGCCAGTGGTATCGGCTGCCACAAGTAACGAGTCAGCATAGGGGTCAATATATACCCTAAATCGACCATTCAAAATACCTGCGAAGGTGTTACCAGTATCATCTACTGCTAGGTTATTACTATTTAGGGCGGGTGCGTAATCTAGGACACCTGCCATTTGTAGAGCCGAAGCAACGTCCGACGAGCACAGCAGAATATTGCCTTTACCCCGACGAGTCTCTTTTGCAATTCGGTTAGCTTCTCGCTCAAGGTGGAACATCAGGCCCTTGAATTTCTCAACTGCCCAACGACCATTGGCATCGGTATCGAGATCAAAGAAGCCCGTAGTCGTGACGTTTTCTTGTGCGCCCTGTTTTGCACAAACATTAATTGTGCGGACAACTTCACGGTTAATTTCTGCGAGAATTTCTGCGGAAAGGATATTGGAAAGCTCGGTTTCAGCATCCAGGCCATGAATGGCTTTCAGATCCTGGGCGAGTTCCATCGAGTATTCGGCTTTCAATGCACGGGATTTGGCAATAACAGAAACTTTTTCAATGCTGAATGCCATTTCTGGGAAAGTGGCTGTTGAGTTACCCAGACCTTCAGCATATGCTGTTTCCATACCCTTCTTGTAGTTGTAAACCGCCAATTCAGCAAGGTTTGCAGCTACGGTGTTATTACCCGGCATACTACCAACATGGTTGTTACCGAGAACATCAGAACCGGCGAGATTACCAGCCGAATATTCGGTATCAACTTCATTATAGAAAGTCTCATCGCCTTCCTGATTTGCATAGCGCGAACGCATCGCGAATATGAGGCCCGTTGGACCGCTCATTGGCTGTACGCCGCAAATATCATAGGCAATCAAGTTTGGCATCGCACGGCGAACCAATGAAATCAAAACGGGGTCAAAGATATCGACATTACCCGTACCAACTTCACTTGTTCCCATGGCGTTTGCCGGAGGATTAGCTTCTGAGAGAAGAGTAGCCCCGCCATCAAACTTTGCATTTTCGGCGAGTGTTTTTACGGTGTTTTCCAACACCATAGCAGTGACTGCGCGGCGTTGTGGATCTTTAATGGGATCAAGGCCATCGTGCTCTAGAATCGGCTCCCATTTTCTTGTGAGTTCTGAATTCAACATCGTTTGTGTTACTCCATTTCTTGGTTTTTTTTTATTTATATCAAATTATCTTTTAGTGACTGTTCTAGAGATAGCATCATGAATGGCTCTAACCGCTGGATCGACAAAGATTTGCTTTTCAGCCTCATCCTCTGCATTCTCTGCTATATCCTCATTAATCAATTGCGATGAAGGCGGCGTTGTTTTTGCGGAGTTTTCCGAGAAGAAACTTTCCCGAATATACTCCAGCTTCTGAACATACTTTTCGTCCTCATCATCATACTCAACACTTTCAGCTAATGACTTGAATTTGTTGTAGTGGATAGGCGACAACTCATCAGCCATTTTCTCAATAATCATTTCCTTATGAAGTTCATTAACAGCCTCGGCGAGTTCCATTTTATCGGACTCGGATTCGTTAAGTGCTCCCTCTAACTTCTCGACTCTATCGACCAGGGTTTCGATGACATCATCCTCACCTTCCGGCAGGTTAATGCGATACTCTTTGCAGAGTGTATCGAGATCGGTGATAAAGCTTTCGGCTAGCTCTGTTTTAAGGCTTTGTTGGACGGCCAGTTCATTTTCTTCTAGCCACGTTTCGGCGGCATAGCTCAGATATTTGTCCACACCTTCTGCAAGTTCTTCAGCAATGGCCTCGACTTCGGATTCCAATTTCTCTTCGAATTCCTCTTCCAGACGCACAATTTCCATTTGGAGTCGGGTGTCCAGGGCTGCTTCGAAAATGGTCGTCATTTTTTCTTTCAGCTCTTCTGACAATTCCTCTGAATCATCACCACCGAAAACCGTTGTGAGATCTTCCTTCACGGCTTTCCGTATGGTTTCACCCGTAGTTGGTTTACCCTTGGCTGCGACCGAAGCACGGTTTCTTGCTGCTGCGCCATCGGGAATCTTTTCGGGAAATTCTTTGGCAGCACCCATAGCTAACTCAAAAAACCTCAACCAGTCCTGCCCAGCCATTTTACCCACTTGCGACATTAGCTGAGACATCTGTGCTGATTTCAGCTTGGGCATTGGGTCCGCTGGTTTGGAGTTTGGACGAAGAGTAGCCGCTGCCTCAGTACCATTGTTTTGGGTATCTGCCTCTTCCAAGTCCTCGGACTCATCAACGTCCTCTTCGACGGAATCAAGTTCTTGCTCATCGGATTCGGCCTGATTATCCTCATATTGGATTTCCTGGTCCTCATCCAAAAGAACTTCCTCAATCTGTTCTTGTTGTTTTGTCATTGTTGCATAGTCCTTATCGTGGTAAATTTTCAATTATTTATCAATTAGTTGTTTTTAGATACCAAATCCAGATAGTGTTTGAATAGCCGTAATTTGGATTCTTCTAGCTTGCGCTTACTCAATTTCTTGATCTTTTTGCAGCTTTCATGGATTTGGGCTTTGGTCCATTCATCCTTGGAAGCATCATAAACCCATTCCACGTTTTCCATGACGCCATTGACATATGCCTCGGGAGCGCTGGGGTCTGCCACAATATCCGCCGCTGTCACCAGCTTGAAATCATCCTGTACCTCCAGCAAGCCCGAATCGAGTTTTTTAAGGGAACCTAGCCCACGAGAGGACATACCAAGCTGTCCCCCGCTCTCGATCAATCCCTGGGCTATTTTACCGGAGGGTGTTTCTGTGAGGCGCGCCCGCCCGACGACATTCTTGCCCTCAATCTTGAGGTTTTCAATGATGTGTGAAATGCGATCAAGATTAATCTGCGGCCCCTGGGGATGACCCAATTCACCATAGGCGCGATTCTTCTGAATTTTCTCGGTGATATATCGATTTGTTTCATTTGAGAGCGTTTCCATGGGGTAAACACGTCCGTTCTTATTCGGGACGCCCTGCATGAAAATACCCTCTAGGTACATCCTTTTCTTACCGTCTTTTTCTTCGGTAAGCGTATGAATTTCTTGAACTTCTTCTCTAATTAATAGCATCTTACTTACCAGATTGTTTTGCTAATTGTATCTGAATGAAACCATCCCCAGTGCCATTTAGTGTGAAATAAAGGTCTTCACCCGTTTCCTCAATTTTGGGGACGCCGCCCCCGGCAGTAAAATCAATGTATGATGTGCCATTAACAACAACGACAACTGAATTCTGTGATGAATTTCCTCGCTCAATTACCCAGTAGACATCATTGCTACAACCACACCAGACTTGTCGAAGTGAAGCACCCGATACGATTTCTCCAGTGCTGGCAATGTTGCTTACTGAATCATTTCCGGTGATCGTTATGGAATTGGATTCAGTGGAATGCACCATCACGGATGTGCCCTGCGTTGTTGTAATCGTAACAGCCATTTATTTTCCTTTTTTAATCACGAATGTGCTTTTTTCTTCTGGTGGTGCTTTTTTTGGCACAGGGGTTTCCTGTCCTACATTTGCCTTTAATTTCTTTCCGGGCGGCCAATTATATCGAGACTTGGACATCA